CTGGAGGTTGTTCTCAGCATATGACATGCAATATATTTGTCTTTATTATAACACTAGTTTTTTATATGAACCCTCTATCTGTTAATTTAGTGTTTGAATCTAGATTGTCAGGATTGCGTAATCCCAGTAAATTAATTTGTTTGACACTTTCGTTAAAGCGTAAATAGTATGTATTATTTTCAGCTTTTATATCTCCACTAATAGCGACATGTGCTTTATAAGCTGCATAGTTCAGTAAAGCTTCTGTGTATACCTGAGGAAGTTGTAAGTTGATTGAAATAGTTTTAGCTAACTTAGGTGCTGCGGCATACGTAAGTATCATATCCTTTTTGCCATCTACATCTGTACCTTTAATCACTAATTTAGTAGGATCTTTAAACATTACAGACACATTGTTATCTACACCATCTACAAATTTAGTTTTATCATTATTGATAGGGATTTCTACACCATCTGTAAACATACAACTAATTGCATGTAAAAAGTCTTCATCTAATTTAAATTCTTCACCGTCTAGTGCAAAATCTAAATCCATATCTTTTTGTAAAATATTAAATTTTTTATGTAGCTCAATATTTGCCAAATTTACATATGAACGTATTTTATCTCTATTACTTGCTTGTATAGTTGTAGGTGCAGCAGCTCCTGGAGTCATATCACCTACGTTAGCAATAGCTAGATTACTAATCTCACCATTAACTAAAAATTCTATATATTCATAAACTTTCACTAGATTATCCTAAAATAAATACTCTGTATTTATCATACCACGTTATTTAAGTTATGTAAACTTTTATACAAAATATGAACTATCCCCTGTTTCTTCAGGTTCTTCATCATCCCAGAGCATACTACCATCTTTATTATGTTCATTCATAGACACCTCACTAGGCCTCCATGCATTAAACTCAGCTAACATTGAAATATTATCTATTTGATCATCATGCTTAGACTTAAAACCTTTAACTGTTGCTAATGATAATTCATCTAGCATCTCAGCCAGCTCCGCAGAATCTCTTAACTCCTCAGGAAACCATATCTTTCCAGATTTGAATAATGGTACTCCAGTTTGTTGGAATCTACTCATCTTATCTTTATTAGGACGTATACCAGGGCTCGTTTTACCACGGCCTGAAGCTAAGGTGAAATAGATGTTACGATTCATCATCTCATTTTGGATCCATGCTATGAAACCTCCCTGTTGCCCTGTTACCTCCACACCTACTTCCTGTGGGCGGTATTTCTGACATAATCTAAATAACTCATTAATTGACTCATCCATAAGAGCTTGTTTACAGAATCCATCTACCCATAACCAGTCACCATTATTATTGTATGCCCACACGTTAATCGTACTAAAGTCTGCACTTTCCTTAGCTGATGTAGCAAAGTCAGTAGTAACGTAGAAGTTAAAAGCTCCCATATTAGATTTAACATTAGCGTGCTTATACCAAGTTAAATCCCCATCTTTAATAAGACGTTCTTCTTCAGATATAATCCTAAGCATTAGCTCCTGATTAAAACTGTCTAGTTTTCCTGCACCTTTAGATTTAAGATATTGGCTATTTACATAGTCATAATTAAATCTATCTTCCCAAGCACCTTTAAATTCCTTTCTTTTTACTGGAAATTTCTCACAAACAGGATAAACAGACACATGCCAAACACCAGACTCTACTGCTTTATATAATGGATCTTTAGCATTAAAGGGAGTACCTGACCATATAACTTTACGCTTAGCTGGGTGTAATGCATAGTCAATTGCAGAGTACACCGTATTTTCCACACTTGCAATAATTGTAGGTGATCTAGCATCATCATCTGACAGTAAGTCATCTAACATAGCTAACTGTGGCCTAGTATTTAGTTCCACGGTTCCACGAACACCTGTCTTAGCACCATGCCCCGTAATAACTAACTCTTTGCCTTGATTGTTCTTAAAGTACCATCTAATATCAGTAAACTTATATTTACCTAAATATTGTAATAAAAACTCACTATTTTGACATCTACGCTCTAAACGCAGTCTCATTTTCTTTACACCATTCTCAATAGAGTCAGAAACGTATAAGCCGTAGTCTACGTCCCCAAATCCAGGTATAGAGCCATATACAGCTAAATATAGTATTAAATATTCCGATAGTATCGTAGTTTTAGCTAAACCTCGTGAGCACATATTGACTGTGTTCTGATTCTTCCCAGTGATGTTATCTAACATCTTGTAGTGAATTACTGGTGTTTTGTTCTCTTCTCCCCTTTCCCCATTAACTAACTTAATAAAGCTGACAAACTCCAATGCAAATTCACTAGGTACATAACTAGGATCTACATCATAGCTGATGTCATTTAGCCACTCATCAACTGTCTTCTTTACTAATTTCATCTATGCTCGCCTCATTAATTAAATAGCTAACTTCCATAGAGATCTGCTCAAACTTATGCCTCTCTGTCTGATCATTACATTCTTGTATTCCTTTTTGTGCAACTTGTTTAATAGCTTTAAGTTTATCTAAACAATCTTCCATTCCATGAATCATTCTACTTCCTTGTAATCAGTCTCAATAGGCTCTTCTTTACGTCCTATGATATCAGAATGTGCAATATACTCAGCTGTTACAGCTCCGCTCTTAATTAACTTAAGTTGCTGCTGTGCCAGGGCCCGGGTAGTTTCCCTAAGTTCATCAATACTATCATTGCTGTAATTTACATCAATTTCAACCTTAGCCACTTCTGGAGCTTTTAATTGCATAATCAAGCACTCAGCTGCCTTCTGTCTAACTGTGTCTGATTTCGCAGTCCTCATAAGCTCAGCCTGTGTATTGATAGCTTCCTGATGTATATCCATATTAAGAATATGAACAGGAACTAGCGTCCTCTCTAGAATCTTATTTACCAATTCCCCTCTGTTATACGCAGTAGAAAAGCTGGTCTCTGGTATCTATCCGGAAACGTCTTAGCGTAAGCAATAGTATTAGGATCTCCCAGTAGCTTATAACTAACAAACTTAACCGCATTAACATAGTCTTGCATCTTGAACTTACCAGTACCAATAACATCGGCAAACCCAAGTAAATTAGCTTTAAACGCCTCCCTGAAGTCATCATCCTCAGTAGCATTAACAAACTGTACAATATCTTCAGTAACGTTATGCCTAAACTTCTTAGGTACACATCCTTGTAATTGTTCCTTAGTCAGTACGTCTGTATTATTTGTTGTTGTTAGTTCCATTTTGCTCCTTAAGATTATCCCAATTTTTCATTGCTACCAGTCGGCTAAAGTAATTAGCTCTTTCACTGATTGTATCAGCCATCAACTCCCTCAAATCATCATAAGCAAACTCATCTAAGAATTTATCCATAGTAACAGTATCAGGTGTCCAGTCTTTATTACTGGAGCTGCCAGTTAATCTCAACATAGTTTCTAATAATCCAAACTTAAACTCAATCTGATCATGTGTATAACCCGTAATACCCCACTTGTCCATCTCTTTATCTAAATCAAAATCTTTAGGCGGGCTTGAGTAATCTTTCATCTTTGTGTCTCCAGTATTCATCTAACTCGTATTGTCTAGATTCTTCACTCTCTGAGTAAAAGTAGTCAGGACGTATTTGGTATGTTTTAGGGATGTTTGTTTTGCGTATGTGATGTTCTTCTAACAACGTTTTAAATTGTAAGCTAACATCAGGCCTAGCCATGCCAATCTCTTGTGCAATCATAGCGTGAGTAACTACAAGATAATTTCTACCATCACACATGTTGTGTAACTCATTCAACACCCTAGCCGCAGGCTTAGGTAGTCTTAGCAATAATGATGAGTAGTTATCCCCCATCCCCCACTTGAAATGTCGTTTAAATATTTCCATGTAGTGATTATACTACCAAATTAAACTAACAGTAGTATTAACTTAACATTTAGCTATATTTACTCAAAACGGTAGTGGTGAGCACTACCATTTCAGTGTCAAAACGGTAGGTGTCAGCACTACATACGATGTTGATAGAATGCGGGTTGTAGAGGTACCCCTTCTTAAGGGACTCTTAGGGGCTGTTTTTTAGCCCCCTTACCTACCCCAGCGATATCTACCCAACAGAGGCAGCTTTAGCTGCCGGTAAGTTGGGTGGATAGAGCGGTATAAAAGCATATTATATATACTCACATCCTTTCCCCCCATCCTGCGAAAGCTGAAGCTTTCTTGGCGCGGGACGGATGTTCGTATAGGGAGAGAGGGATTAGTAGAACATTAGCATTTTCTAATATACGATATATTATTTTTTAATTTTAGGTATGGAAGTAGTAAACTTACGGGTGGGTGGTACAAAAGGCGGTACTACCCCCCCTATGTAAATTAAAAAACTATCTTTTTTTATTTACTACCATATCATGCTGCCGCATTAGAGGCTTAACATTTTGTTAAGTCATAATTAAGGAGCAAATTATGCCAACCAAAAAGAAGCAATTCGACAAAAGTCTAACCATTGCAGGAAACCTGCCTAATGGAGATACTTTCGCCTTCAGTAATTTAAACAGCAAGCAGTTTAAAACTCAAGACGAATTTAACGAAGCTGAGAGCTTAGCAGTAAACGTGCTAAACTCTGGCACCATCATTTGGTCTGCAAGCAGACGCAAAGATGCTGACGCTTCTGAGACTATATCTACTCTAGAGTATCTAAAGTCTCTATAAAAGAAATAACAAGATGATCACCTAAAGGTGGTCATCTACTTATTTTTTTATTAAGAGCACACAAGAGCACACCCAACACCTAGATAGTAAGCTTGAAAGAGGGATGACTCGGCACGCTGCCGCGTTGTCGGTGCCTTTTATTATTAGCAC